GCACCCGTCTGTAACGGCTGAATAGGCACTTTACCAGGGTTCATATCACCCTCTTGTGTAAATGACCTACCAATAACAGAACCCGTTTGGAAGAACATGTTTAATGCTTCTTGCGGGTTGTAGTTTGTACCGTTACCTAAATCAATTTCAGCAAGACCATCGGCATCCATATAAACACCATCAGGCATCATCTTAGATAATACTTGCTGCATCTTTAAGTGTGTAAGCTGAACCATATCAGCAAAGCCAGTACAACGACTTACAATAGACTCGATACGGCCTTTATACATTCTAGGCGCTACAATACTGTAATTCATTTTTACTTTATTGTAATCGCTCTTAGGGCGCATCATGTTCTCTGCAATACCCCATTCAAGCAGTATGCTTGTACCCAATACTATTGCACCTTCATAAAGTACTTCTAGTGAGCGCGATGCTTTAGCAAAACCTTCAGCATCAGCCGGCGGGTTAAACTGGTCGTCACGTAGTATTACTTTCTCGGCACCTGTAGCTGTTTCTTTAATCTTGTACACTTCATTCATGTACGTCTTGTAATTGAAGTACAGTATTTGAACGGTGTTTGAATCGTAGTAGTTGTCGTTAATCTCGCTTCTATTCCAGCTACCCGTTAGGTTTTGTGATCCACTACCTTTAATTTTGTCTAAATCTTCTTGCGTTAGCGAAGGATACTGCTTCTTAAGCTCACTAATCGGTATGGTCTTTACTTCACCAACATAATAAATGTCTTCAAAGTATGGTGATTCCGTGTACGAATACACTAGGTTAGCCGGGTCAACATAATCAACTAAAACACCTTCTGATTCAGAGAAAGTGTTTTTAACAGCACCTATACCAATGGTTGTTAAATCGTGGTATACACGTCTTTTAATTAAGTCGTACTTGTTGCCCTCTAGCAATGTGTTTATCGCAACCTCTTCAGCAATTTCAATACCTTGCTTGTAGCTGAGCTGCATATGTAACTCAAGCTCTTCTTTAGATTCCGGCAATGCCGCAGGATCGTTTTCGTATAAGTTAATACCAAATGCTTCAGCTGCATAGTCGTTGAGCTCTTTAGTTTGCATGTCTCTAATAATAGAGTCCATGTACTTTGTGCGCTTTTCAACACCGTACGGATCTTGAGAGTATGCCTTAATATCAAAAGACCGATCTGCAATACCGTTAACAACAATATCAACAAATTTAGAAAGTATTGGGACTGGCTTCCAATCAAGGTTGAGATAAGATAAATCACCATTTATGGATAGCTCGTCTTTATATTTCTGTATAGGCTGTTCACCGCGTGCGTATAATCGTAAACTGTGAAAGCTGTCTTGATTGCTTCTGAATCTTACGCTCCCTTGGTTGCCATCAAACCACTCGTTCTGAATAGCTCGACCTACCTGCAGGCCATAAGCAGGCGACATCTTTTCTTGGTCGCTAGCCACTTGGCTTGGGAAAAAGTTACTTGCAGCTGAGTTAGCCATATTGTTATTTTATTATTTTTGAAGTAAAACCGTCTTGGCTGTACCTAGCCACTTTAAGGTTTAATTTTGTTTTCTGTTGCTCTCCTACCGGCCTGTATAAATCTTTATGACATGCCATAATTGCGAGACCTGAGCTGATAGAAGCATCGTGCTTTGTACGATTGTTTATATCAAACTTAGACCAGTCATTAAGTGTATCGTTAAAATACATTGCACCGTACTCGCCTTCACTAAGCATACCAACGTGTTCGTTAATATACATTTCAATTGCAGCAGCGTGTGCTTGCTTTATGTCTTGGCTAGAGTTCGGTATTCCACCTATCTCTTTTTCAGTTACGGAGAGCTTGTTCCATAATCTGTCAGGTCGGTTCATCGAATAACCTCTGTAGCCTCTGCGCTTAAAATGGTACAGTAACCTAGGTTTGTTATTCTCAGCAAGTAATGGCATTCCGTAAAAGACGCACGCCATTAGTACGTCTTCGAAAAATATCTCCGCTGTCTGAGGCCTAGCTATGTATTCTAGAAAGAACGTGCTAGGTGGTGCATTCTCCATGCTGAACTTTGTTAGTCCGTGCAATGCGCCTTTAGAGCCTCTGCCGTCAGTCGTGCCTGAAATATCGTAACTATCACAGCCAAATGCACCAACGTGCTCGTTACCTGGATAGCGTGTGCTATTCTTTATAATCTGCCTGTTTTGAAGATCGGTCCCTGGTACCCAAGAGACTTTAAACCTGCCTTGCGGACTAGGTATAAATACCACCTTTGTGTCCTTAACACCGTTCTCCCACTGAAAATTACCAGTGGTTATAGTATTAGTATTACGCAAGTCGGCGTTATAATCAATCTGTTCGTAGATTTTCGCTAAGTTAAAAATACTATTCTTGCTTTCATCACGAAAAGCATGGTCTGTAGTACGAGGGAACTGGCGATAGTATTCGTTTAAAGCATCCTGGTCTCCTTTAAGACCTTCAACTTCGTTCTCCCAGTAATCTATAACCCCAACTTCAATTGGGTCGCCGTGTGGTCCTAATACTTCTTCTTGAGGTGTATTAAATACCGGCTGCCCGTACTCATCAATAAATCCTTCATAGTTCCACTCCATTGGTATAAAGAGTGCGTATAATCCCGATCTTGTTTGACCATTGTTGTTTCTTTTAGTTACGTCCGAATCTAAATAAAGCTTTTTAAAGTTGTTACCACCTTTATCTAAAGCATTCGATGTACTACCCATTAAACACTTCCCGATAATACGAGCACCAAGACGCAAACACGTTTTTGTTACACGCCAGTTGTTTAATATGTTATCTGGTCTTTCCCACTTACCACTCTCATCGTGCACAAGCAGTCTAAGCTTTTCACCATCGTAAGAGTTATCACCGGTGTTCTTCCAGTCAATTGTAGTATCTAAACCCTCTAACTGTATCTTGGTTTCCTGTGCTTGTATGCTTTTACGTGTTAGCTTAGAAGCAGGAACCCTATATGCCAGTTCAGTCTTCGGTCTATCCATACCATCTTGAATAGGTTTGAAGAAAAACGGGTAGTTAAGGGATATGGGTACGACTTTGTCGGTAAACATTTTTTTGGCATCGCTACCTGACTTGGATAGGATACCGAATCGTGCGTCACTTGAGATGGTTGCCATGTTGACCGTTTCTCCTGATGCCATGAATGAGAATCCACTCCGTCTGTTTTTAAGGTAGCACATTCCGTAACTCCTTGTATCAGCTTTGCAGGCTTCCCAAAATATAAAGAAGAGTCTATTGGCTTCGCGGTAATCTGGGTTACCGACATCAATCTTACTCCACTGCAGGTACATGTAGTGAGTGCCAGTAATATAAGTAGGCTTGCCTTTGTTATAAAACCAATAACCGTTATCACGCCTATTGAATTCTTCGTCAATATAAGCTTCCCATTTACCTTTAAATTCATCTGGATAAGATTGCCAATCAAATATACTCTTAATATTTTTAAGCTCCTTAGGGTACTCCTGAACAGCCCATCTGTTTACGCCTTTTTTTAAACCCTTAGGTTCTGGAGGCAGCGCTATAACTAAACCCTGTATCTCAATGATTTCACCAATCTCCCCTGTCTTGCTTATAACAACAAGGTCTTGTTCTTTATTATAACCGTACTTCCACTTCTTACCTTTATTGTACCGATGTATTGTGGTAAGCTTAACTGGTTCTACGGTCTTTACTAAATCTTGCTGGTACATTACTTAGAACGTCTTTCAGCAAACCCTTTGAATGCTTCTTTCGCATCTTCTTTAGGTCTGTTCTCTAGTATTCTTTCTTCTTCATCGATGCGATTTAAAATCTCAAAAGCATCAAATATCGCAAGCTTCTTAGTTGCAGCAGCGTTCTTTAACCTGTCGGCAGAGACATCGTCTTCTGTGTTTGTAATGATTTTTTCTTCTGCTACCTTAATGAGTTCCTCAACAGCCTTGCGTGCTGCTTGGATTATATTCTTCTTCGTCTCCTTGGTACTCATATTTAATTGTAATTTGATTGGTAGGCACACGATACAATCGTTGTCCCTCTATATTAAATTCGTATTCCATACCAGGCTTAAACCCTACAAGTGCGCCAGTTTCAAAACTATCGCTAGCATATTTGATAATACCTATTGAGGGTTGCTCCTTATGCATATCAAACGTTTCCTTCGCTTTTATAGGCTTAATGAAACAGTAGCCGTCTAATGCTTGCCACTCCGTGTTTCTTTTGTAAGCGTAAATCTGGTCTGGTTGTACAAAGAACGCGTCTTCCTTATAATATGCTTTGCTGTTCTTTTCTTTCCCTCTGATGTCGCGAAAGCGTCTGAACACGTTATGATGAAGTATTACCTCATCACCCGGTTCTATTTCAGAGTCAAAAGCCAGTGGTATGTTTGTCACAACACCTAACCGACTAGTGTAATTGTGGTTCTGTACTTCTGTATTCAACAGTAATTTTTTACCGCCGAGGTCTTTTTCTGATGTTGACCTACCGTGCTTTGGCCGCACGATAAAGTTAAATATGCTTTGCATCACCAATTAAGATCGTATTCTACAGATACTGCCATGTTCTTATTAAAGTCTTTCCACGGCATTACATTGTCACCCTTTTGAATATAGATAGAGTACTTGTCTTCCTCCTCTATAATGTTAACTATAGTATGACCGCCATACACTTCCTGTCCAACAGAATAGTGCATGGCGTCATTTTTATAGTCCTTCCCTACACTAATCTTGCGGATTATCTGCATCTTCTGCTTCTGTAATCTCACCAGTAGTTAGGTTGACGGTAATGTCACCGTGTTTTTCTTCTAAAGCTTTACGCACGGCCTTAAGTCCTTCAATAAGCATTTCTGCTTCACGTACAGCTTTTTGCTTTTGCATTTCCAATGCACCCACTGTTGTTTGAGCTTCATTAATCGCTTTAACATAATCGTTAAGCTCTTCCAGCTCTTTCTTGCTAATTTTCTTCATTTTATTTGATTAGATTGTTATTTCTTTATTATCACGCTAATTACCAATAATGTAAGCTGGCTAAAGTGTTGTGAGTTTGATACATTCGCTATCAGTTAATGCAGTTGGGAAAGCTAATATTTGATTAAATTCGGTATTGTTATAATATCCGAAACTTGAAACTTGTAGTATTTTATTTAGCGAAGATATAGTCGTGCTATAGGTGTTATACTTTGTGCCGTTTATAAAAATAGTAATATCTCCAGTAGATGCATTCAATGTAAACGCAAGTTTATATCTATTACCTATGGTTAAAGGGCCTAAAACATCGCCTATTGTTCCACCTTGAACACTATTGAATTGTAAGTATTTAATTGAATTTATAGCGATGTAGAATATCCTTGCATTTGAATTGTCATAAAAATCAAGTAATCCCATAACCGAAGATAAAGGGACAAAATCCACAAAGAATGTGCAGTCGGTTAAACCAAGAGATGAATTATTCATACCATCCGCCCCCCTCGTAACGCTCCCGCCGCCCGAATGGTTCGGGATGTAGCTTGTTGGGTAGGAGCCTTGTTCTAATTGTGCTCCATATATTAATGCCCCTGAGGTTCCATCGCCATCATATGAGTTTGAACCATCCGCATTTGCTAAATAAACAAAAGTTGTGTTTTGCGTTCCAGAACTAACACCAGTTACCGAACACCTATACCATCCATCATCTCCTACCGCCTCAATGGAACTTGATGCTGATGAATCTGTGCCTATTGTTCCGTCAGATAAATTAAAAAAAGTATTACCCCCTGTTATATTTGACCTTAATTGAATCCAATTTCTTCCTGCAGCTTTAGCCATAACAGAAAAAGTATAGGCTTGACTATTTAATATACTGCCACCAATTTCAATTTTATGTTGACTTATAGCAGTGTTTTCGGTCAACTTGTAAGAATTATTTAAACCTTCGGGCGAAAGATTACCAAAAACAACACTTGCGTTTGATTTACTCCAAGCATTAAAGTATTCACTATACCCAATCAAATTAGTCCTACTCGGTTCCAGCAAAAGACTCGGACAAGTCGCACCCTCTGAATAATCTAAACGGGGTTCGTTCTCTAACAATCCCGCCTTACCCGTTGTCGCTCCCGATTCAATGTAATCCGTAGCGGCCAAGCCGATTTCATATTGCGCTTGATATATATGCACCACATCGCCGGCTACTGCGGGGTTTCCGTATTCAAAACCTACGGATGTTGTACTTGTGTTGGTATTAAAATGTTCTACCCTTTGCCAATCTCCAGTTAGTGTAATGTTTTTATAAGGTGTGGCACCCGTTCTAATTTCAAAACTTGCGCCAATCGTAGAACCTACACCCTTTACCCAAATAGATAAGGCACTAACACCACTTACAGATTTTCCACTTTGATATAAATAGGGGTCAGTATTTGTTGCAGTCCAAGACCACGCATTGTCGCCTCCATTAGGGTCTGCAACACCTTGAGTAAAGGTGCCCGCTTTTACATTCCAATCCGAATGACCAAAGTTGTTGCTTTGTGTAAAAAGATTCTCCCGTCCTTTCTCAATCAATCCAGTAGGGCCTACACGAGTAGCCGCAAGGTTTGAACCTCTACTAAAAGTAAAGTCTCCAATGTTACTTACCTCTTTGACTGATATATTATCAATCTTACCTGTAAAATTGTTAATCCCTTGAATATACA